GAAAGCGCAAGCTGGTGGATGTCAAATCCATCGAAGAAGCATCCAGCGTATGCCGTGAATACCTTGAAAGCAATGGACTCGGCGGCGGCAACTGGACGGGCGGCAAAGTCTATCAAGTCAGCGGCAGCAAGAAAACCCAAATCGCCCGCATCTCCTACAATGGACGCGCTTGGGACAACAACGACAATGAAATCACCTTTTAATCTATGAAATCCATACGCTTCACCGTTCGCCACGGCGACACCAACAAGACCATCATCGGCAAGGGCGCAACCCTGCGCGATGCACTCGCAGACCTGCAATCAACCCCGCTTGGCAGCTATGCAATCAACCCCGTGGACTATCCTCGGATGTTATCCTCTGCCGCCCTATTCCTGCAAGACTTAGAAACCACTGGCAAAGGCGCGTGGGGATGGGGTGACTACGAGGTTGTGCCGGATGCCCCGTTGACCTTGATGCGCTTGTCTCTCCGCTCCCTATTGACGGCGAACCCGTGCAATGTGTGGAGATGTGTATCAGCGAAAACGTGGGGCCAGAAGGAGCTTTTGCGCGGCTACGCTTTGCCCGCTCATCCGATGCCGTCGCGTTCCTGATGGACAATTTCACCAAGGACAATCTGGAAGGGCTGAACTTTGAAATCGCCAACTACTACAAACGATGAACCTGCTCCATTTCATCCTAACCAACAACCGCGCACGCGCTGCCGCCATACTGCGCGAGAAGGCAATCGAGAAAGCCCGATTGACGGAAGCACGTAACCCGACTAAAAAGCCCGAAAGGAGGAAAGCCATGAAGAAGTAATCAACACACCCGAAGTTTGTTTTTTGCCGCCGCATCTTTTGCAGTTAAAAGGTGCGGCGGTTTTGCGTTGTGACTAAGTTCCTGCTTCCCGCGCTGTAACTTTGAACGCTAATCCTCCAACAGATTCGTATCCCCTATCTCAGACCACTCCGCATCTATCGCACCCTCGATTGCCTTGCCGTTGCCCGTGATGGACAGGCTCACCTTGTTGACGGGACGAGTGGAATCCCAAGCATGGGTAAGGGCGATGCTCTGCACCACGGATTTAACCTCAGTCGCCCGATCAATAACCTCATGCCCGTTCATCTTGCCGATTGCCTTTGCGCCCTTATTCAGCCCACGGGCTAGGTTAATCCTAGAATCTCCATCCAGTTCCTTGAACTCCTGCACCAGCGCATCACTTGGCTTCATCGGCATCTTGTTCCTCCGGCGAGTCGGCAGCAGGTGCTTAGGGATGTTCTTGAGCCAGCCATAACGATCCACCCACGATTGCACGGTTGAGACGGGGATATTCAACCGCCGGGACGTTTGCGCAACGCCAATTTCGATCACAAGTATCTTGATAGCGTCCTTCTGCTCTAACGAATATTCGTTTTTTTCGGGGACAGAAGTTACTTGTTGTTCCATAGACCCGATTCAATCACAGCTTCGATGTGCTTGCAAGCCCTGTTCGCCGGGGGCAGTCCTCGCACGATCAAGGGATACAGCTTATATCGGAAGAAAGCGCAATCGCATTGACCGTCCGGCCACTCTGGATCAGACAGATCAACGAGATAATCCTTCCCGCTATTAGTCGAGTGGACGAAGAACAACCCGTGACCGTATATCCGTATTACGGGAACGTCAGGTTGTTCAGCTTGGCTAGATTCCGACACGCATCCTCCCTATCCCGTCCAGTGGCGCACAGGTTGCGCCGGGAGCACGCTTCCATGCTATACCGCTCCACAAGCTGCACGAAAGTCCGATGCTCTGGATCGGATGCGGGGTGATTGAACCACGCGATCCACGGGTTGCCGATTGTCCAGTTTTTCGAGTAGTAGGTGCATACGTCATGGCGGATCAGGAAGTCGGACAGCTTAGGCTTTGAGGCTTTGAAGATTGCTACGAAATCCTGTTCCATCGGTTGAAGGGAATAATAACCGCGCAAGAAACGGCAATCACCGTATCTTCCTTGATACTAACTTTACCACCATTATTCATCTGCGGACTCTTTTCACAGGGACACAGATGCCTATTGAGAGACATATCAAAGGCGAGTATGCACAGCGCGGTTATTAAGTTCTTTAAGTTCTTCGGCTTTAACGAGTTCCGTGTAGCGATTTACAGCGCGTTCGTGTGATGTGAGTTCAGCGTCATCCCCGTTACAGCGTTCCAGCGCAGCCTTGTAATCCCGTTCAGCATCAGCCAATGCGCGGCGAGCGGATTGCAGGGGTGACGGTTGTGACGGGGGTAGGGTGAATAGTTCGTTGTTGCTCATGGTCGTGTTATTTCGATGATCGTATGCTCCGCTTCGCCTTTCGCGGTTTTCCTTTGGCTCGTTTCGACTTTGCAGATGCCCGGCGCGTCGTCTGGAATGAGGCCAGCGTATCGGCAGCAATCCAAAACATATTTTTCGCACAGCCCGTCCTCATCTGCAAGTCGCTTGCGGCAACTGATAACGCGGACAAGAAATCGTCCATCTGCGCGTCCTTGAACTTCTTTCGTTTCCAGTGGTGCATCGCAAGTATTTGATTCCACAACGGGAGTCGTCCGGGGATTTTCAACGTGAGCTTGTCCATAGTCTTGTAGGTTGGCTTGTATCAGGGATGCAGAGGCATTCGGGAATAGGCGTTTAATTGTTTCCCTGTCCATAATGCGCGGGTTTATCTTTAATCCAAGAATCGGCTTTCTGCATTTTGATGTCCGAAAGTTTCGCGCCCTGATAGTGCTTTTTCGGTTTATCTATTTCCATGTATCGGATTCCTTCGTCCACTGGAATCTTGAGTTCCGCAATCGTGAACGGCCAACCAACTTGATCTGCATCCACTATTGCATGATCTAGTGATTTAGCCTGTATCAGCGCGTATCTTCCGCCTGCGGTGCATCCAGCACCCCAATCTATGATGTATGTTTTCATTATTTTATAGGTTCAAACTTGGTTAAAGGCCCATTCCATTCCAGCGGTATCTCGATACCCGATGCACCCTCGCGCTGCTTCTCCACGCGCACCTTGCGCTCCCCGTCCTCCTTGTTGTAGTCAATGGCGATTACAGAGTTAGCGTCGTTCTCGATGTCCGCTGCTTCCCGCGATACCCCATCCTTGTTCACCTGTGACGGGGTGATGATGATGCACTTGAGTTCGTCAGCCAGCCGCTTCAATGTCTGAGTCGCGTGACCGATGGACAGTTGGCGAGTCCCGAATGTGCCCTCGATATGTAGCAACTGGATGTAGTCTATGAGGACATAATCAAGCTGCTTCTCCGCATTCGCGCTACGGCACTCCCCGATAATCGAGTTGAGCGTCCTGCACGACTTCGGCATCCGTAGGTTGCTCGATACAAGCTGCTGCACGGCATTGGCTACATCCCTCTGCATCTCCTGCGTGCCTGACATATCGCCCGTTCTGAGAGCAACCTTCATCTGGAACCGTGCAGCCTCCATATTGTGACCGGAGATGCCCGCGATAGCCCTTTTAAGGCATTGCTTCGCTGACATTTCCAGGGGAAAGAACAGGTTGTTGCTACCCCTGATAGCCGTCTCCACGATAATCTGTGAACCGAGAGAGGATTTACCGCTACCCGTGCCGCCCTTGATAGCTACAAAGTCAGAGCGATAGAGCTTTAGGTTGGAATCGAGTGCCGGGATGTAGGTCGGCAGATTGCTTTCATCCTCCTTACCACTGGCTATCTCTTGCAGGATTTCTTTCAGCACTTCCTTGATAGGCTGATCCTTGATCCGCCCCTGCCCTAGCAGTTCACAGACTTCACGGTGCAGTTCAGCCGCGAGCGCATTAACCCCGCCCTGCTCGTCATAGGCTTTGGACGCATACTTTGTCCCGATGTGAATCAAAGCGCGAGCAATCGCCTTTTCTGTGAGAAGTCCGAGATAGTATTCAGCGTTAGCCGCTGTCGGCAGAAACGTGAACAGGGAAGAAACGGCAGCAGCCCCACCCACTTGATCCAGCTTGCCCTTGTCCCGTAGGAACTGCGTCAAGGTGATGAAGTCTAGGGGTTTCCCTGCTTTCCATAGCGCGGTTGCCGCTCGAAACAACAGGGAGTGAGCGGGAATCAGGAAGTGCTTCGCGTCAATGCCCATCTTGGAGCAAATAGCCCCTACCTCGTTTGGGCTAAGAACAAAGCACGACAGCACCCCTTTTTCGGCTTCTTCGGATTGAGGGAGCATCCGGTGGATGTCGGGTAGGTAGGTCTGTTCGCTCATAGCTCTCCTTCGGTTAACGCCCAAACGATACATCTGCGTCCAGCGGCTTCGCGCTCACGCCTTCCGGTGTCGCATACAAGACCCTTTCGCACCAAGGGTCGGATGCGAGGGGACACGGTGTTCCAAGCCAAGCCAGTGACACGCACTAGCCCATGATTCGTAAGCCCCATAGGGTTGTGTTTCAGCGCATCAAGCACGATACCCTGCAAGCGCGTTGCCTCAGTTCCCTCTATCGAAGCAGCAGCTTCATGCGATGTTGTTGGGTCTGTCCTTCTTGCCGCTGCATCGCGCAGCGCGGGGCCGGAAAAGTCGAGTTCGGGTTGAGCGTTCATAGCGCAGGTAGTTGTTTCTTCCAATCGGCATCCCCAACTTCATCGGGTGTCTGGTTGCTGCCGTCAGCGCGTTTCGGCCAATCGTTGTAATTCTCCAACAGGGCATAGCGTTGTCCCGCTTCACCGATACATTGACCACGGGATTTCTGAGGCTTGATAGCAGGAGACGCGACAACTGCGCGATCCGCGCACGCACGATTGATCCAATTCACAAAGAAAGGACGGGAGCATTTACGACGCTTCGCTTCACACCAAACTTGAGCCTTTTGCAGTTCAGCGGGAATGTTGATGCCGCGATAAGCATCCATCCGTTGCAGTCCAGTAATCCAATCTGCATCAAGAAGCATAGCGGGCTTGCGAGTTGCAGGAGGCGTAGCCGACTTCTTCTTTTCTTGTTCTTCTTCCTCTACCTCTACATCTCCTTCTTCCTGTGTGACTTTATTGAACACGGTTGAACCGACTTGAACATCATTGAACAGGGTTGCACGCTTCTTGTCTCTTTCAGCCTTGCGGTAATCTCGGAAATAAGAGCGGCGAGCATCTTCGTCCTGTGTTTTGCGGTAATGCTCGTAGTTCACAATCTGCCAGCCCCAATCCCGATGTGAGTCAATCAAGACAATCCTGCGCCCTTCTTCTCGCTCCGAGCGCGACAGCGGATCAGGGCTTGCCAGCTTCTCGATTGCCGCACGAACATCTTCCAGCGGAACATTGATGCGTCTGGATATAGCGTGCATCGTCATATCCACTACTCCCGTTGCATCGGCCAGAACCAGCAAGTCCATAAAGATATGCCTGACTGTATGGCTTTCAGCTATGGAGGAATCGAAGATTTGAGAGAAAACTTTGGCGAACATAGAGCGTCTTGTATGTGAGATTTGTCGTGAGTTCAAGTGGATTGTTGAACAAAGTTGAACATTGTTTTTAACTGAATCAGGGATAGACAGTTGCGATTGCATTTATTTCTGCTTCCTCGGCTTCTGCTGTGATTTCTTCTTCCACTTGAGAACATCATCCCGGACAAGCTCATCCGTGTCGGGGAAGTAGATGAACGTGTCACCGTTGAACGTGACTACCCCGTAGTGGCGGGCAATACTGAATTGCGTCATGCGGACATTTGTGATGCCGTATGGAGTGCGCTTGTGCAGGTCGCACTTGTCGAGTCCGTCTAGGTGTGTAGCAGTCATTTTTGTTTCCTCGGCTTCCTGCGCGTCAGGTTGTTCCAGTGATCGCACTTTTCACAGAGATACCCTGTAATCGTGAAATTGGATGTGGCGACAAGGTTCATGGGCGCACTGCATTTGCGGCAATCGGTGTCAGGGTTGTTCATGCGAATGGATTGATGTCGAGATTCTTTACAGCCCACCCCGGCAACCCGATTTCAGATACTTCGTCGGCATAGATAGGCCAGCTATTATGCGAGGCGCAGAACTTGAACACCTGCAACAGGCGACGGTATTCGTTGCGCCCCTGCTCCACGGCAGCATCGGATAGACGGTAGATTCGGCAACCGTGCGGAGGTTCGCTCTCCACGGCTACAAAGTAGAACGATTCAGCCTTTTTCGTTGCAAACTCGTTATACAAGTCTAAGTAGAAAGCGGCTTGGATGTAGTAGCCGTATGTGAATATGCTTTTGCCGAATCCTTCCGGCCTCGCGTCATCGGTGGACTTCAAATCCCATATGTCACCAGCCAGCGCATCCAGCCGTGCCTTGACCTTCACCCCGTCCATCTCCCCGAACACGGAGACTTCGGTTGCTTCGTATGTTGGTAGAGCGGGATGCTGGCGCACGGACATAGCCATGCCTTTGCTCTGTTCCCATTGATCCTGACTCACGATTTCCCCTGTCTGCTCTGCCCGCCATGCCTTACCCTCCTTTGTGGCGAAGCTCATGCCGTCAGGCTTGATAGCCCACCACGGGGCAACGTCAGGGGTTAAAGCGAGATGATGGAACAAACGTCCCATAATCATAGCGGGAGTTCCGGTGCGCGGGTTCTCCTGCTGATGTTTGAAGTGTCCCGGCGAGCGCATGAGAGACTTCATCGCGGATTGCGATAGTCCTTCGATTGCGCGGTAGGTTGGGTCTGCTAGACCTTTATGGATTCCGTTAGTGATGTGCATAGTATGTAAAAGTAAGTGGCCGTCTCTCCGGCCTGTCACGCTGTTATGAACACACGAATTGCGTTTATCCGTTCAGCGGGAACAACCCCGCTAAAGTTCTACCAAGAAATGTCGTCGTCGGCAACGGCTTCTGTTGCTTCGGGTTTAGTGGCAGACTTGGCAGAGGGTTTTCCTGCTACCGCGCCGAACACATCCACCGCATTTAAGGGCGCATCCCCAAATGCCTCTCCATCCTCGACAAACTGGATGTGCGTAAGTTGGGCATTTATCCTTTTGCCAAACTGATTATCTTGTGCCCATAGCCGAATACAGGCGTTGACGATGCAGCCCGCATAGGGCTTTCCGTCAGCTTCGACCAGCGCAACCGTAGGATCGGTGTCCACGATAATAGGGCGTTTATCGGATGAAGCGGAGACGAACATATTGGATTCGTCGTAGCCGTCATAGTCTTTCGTGTTGCCCTCCTTGAGGCATGGAATGCAGCCTTTCGGGATGCCAGCGGGCCATTTGGCTTTGCCCACTTCGGTCATTGCAGCGCGGATTGCGGCAATGTCCTTGGCGTTGGTTGCTTTGTCCAGCAGCAAGGATGCGCTGAACTTGGGTGTGCCGCCACCTTGCGCAGCTTTGGCTTCCCACAGATGCGGGAACGATAGACGGACGTTACGTAATACAATGTTACTCATGGTTGTTGTGTTTTGGTTGTTGTTGGTTAGTTTCTACTTGGGTTGAATGGCATATCTGGAACAGGGTCGTCGGAATGAAGCATCTCGCCATCCTCTAGCGATTGCAGGATGGATTTAAATGCCTCAACTTGCGACTTGAGTCCGTTGTTCTCGACTTCAAGTTTGCCGCCCTCGATGAGCAGCATCTTGATAACGTGGTTGATTACGTCCTCAAACGGTTCCTTGGTTTCTTGCAGATATTTCGCCGCCTTCGTGACGACGAGATTCATGCGCGGTGTAGCGGCAAGTGTTTGGATGTTAATAGTCATTTGAGTAGTGCTTTAAGAGCAAGCTCCACGAAGTCCTTTAGCTTAACGCCCATCCGGGCGGCAGCTATTCGGATACGCTGATGAAGATTCTCATCAATGTTTATGGTCTTGCCCGATTTGGGTTTCGATTTGGGTTGTTTCATTGCGGGGAGAACTTAAACCATAGACGGGAAATATCGTCAATAGAAAAATGCAAAAAAACTAAAGTATATTACTAAGGCGCGTTGATATTTCAGCCTGCTATTTAAAATAATTCTTTGGCTTTGGCGGCTTCTTCTCACCCGCATCATCAAGATATTCATCGCGGAACCACGGGAACGAATCTTTGAAGTGATCGAAGGCGGAATCCAGCTTCTTCTTCTCCGACAAATCGCGCATCTTGCTGGTTCCCTTCGCAATCTCACGAATGAACTGCGGGATGTTGCCTTTGAACAAAAGATCGCCGCTACCAACTACCGGATTTTCCATCATCATTGAAATCCGCTTTATGCCTTGTGAATACGGATTGTTGAATAATTCCAACCCTTGTGAATTGAAAAAAGATTGAATGGCAGCAACAGCCCGACTTTCGCTGTTGTTGTCCTCATACATATGAGCGGTTGATGCACCAAGATTCAATGCTTCCACCATCGGCCAATGCAGAAAAGTATGGCTAAAGTTGATCCCGAAAATCCTAATGTCGCCGTATTCGACTTCATCCTCGTCCTTCTTTTTCCGAGTCCAAAATCCGCCGATATAATCCTTCGCGGCAAGCCCCAAAAGGAATAGCGCACTTCCGATTGATCCGCGCACAAGATGCCGATGAATCGAGTCTGCGTTCTCCGGTGTCATTTCAGCCCACACGCGCTCCCATCCTTCGTTCCAAGCCTCCTTCGCGTTTCCGCCTTTCTTAAATACGCCTTTTAATGCCTCCCATCCGGGGCGTCCAGCCGTTCTCGTAAGTCCGCTGGCAAGTCCTAATGGCCCCCATGTTAGTGCTTCAAGGAAATAGTTGGTCGGCACACTGACAACCGGAAACAGGAAGTTCATCAGCCTTGGAATAGCTGCATCACCTACGGCATGGATATTCGACTTGCCCTTGGTGTCTCTCCGAGCCGACATCATGGCGAATCGCTTGGTCAGGAAATTATCGTTTTGGAACTTTGAGCGAAGCCCGTCAATCGTCGCCTCATTCTTGATCCGGTCTATCACGTTGTCGTTGGTAACGTCCTCGCCGCGCAACCGCGCATCCTTCATCCGGGAATCAAAGCTGCGGTTGAACTCGTTCATAAAAACGGGCAGCTTCAAGAGCGGGTGAAGCGCGGCCACATACTCCATCCACTTCGGCAGCAGAGGCGGATATACCCGCTTTCCATACGCCATTTCCTGACTTGTTTTTCCGTATTTCACGACATTGCCGATCTCGGATTTTGTAGTCGCCCACAGCTTCTTGAAGTTCCTCAGATACTCCGTGAAGCTCATCACATCCCGCCCCCGCTGCGATAGCATCTGCAACCGCTTCATCCCTGCGCCAATGAACGGCGAAGCCTCCAATAGCTTGCCTGCCGCAATCTCTGTGGGGTTCGTCAGGAAAAGCCGCGCTGCCGCCGCCCCTGACAATTTTCCAAGCACCGCAATTCCTGTAATCTTTGCCCACCGCGCATACGCAACAAACTTATCCACGTTGCGACCCAGCCATGTCTGACCCTCAATCCGCTTTGCCTCAAGCATCACGACAATCTGATGCCGTAACACTTCAATCTTCTTCTGCATTTCCTCCCCTTCCTTATCCAGCGGGGTAGGTTCTTTCCGTGGTTTCGGATCAATGTCGCCCTCGGCTATGCGCCGTTCCAGTTCAGCAAGGTTGCGGCTCAACTGCGCCTTACGACGCTTGAGCGCAAGTTCCTCCAAAGGTGCTTTTGGCCCATCCCTGAGCGTCTGCAACTCATTGTTCAACTCCTTCAAGATTTCCTCGCGCTGCTTTACTTCTTCGCTGTCAAACTTGGTCTTTGTTTTCTTGAGAATGTCGTTGTCGGCCAGCTTACGCAGAACCTCTGCAATCCGGTTGTCGAGCGACTTGATGTATTCAGCTTCGCTCCTGCCCTTCTTATCCCTGCGCATCTGATTCAGTTCATTCTGCAATCCGGTGCGCTGACGTTTCAGTTCCTCGATTTCAGCCGATTCCCTGCGCGATGGACGCTTCTTCATCGAGATGTTGCCCGTATCAATCTTGTCGGTCAGCGCGTCTATGTCATCCTGGACCTGCTTTGCACGCTCCAACTCCTTCATCGGGGCTTTCAAATCTTCAAGATCAGCCCTGAGTTGTTCAATCTGCTTCCGCTGCTGCTTGAGTTCCGGGTCTGTCAGCTTCTCCTTCTCGGCTTTAGGCGGCTCCGTTCCTGTCCTGTAATCCGCGATGGTCTTTTGCAGCCGCTCAATCATGGACAGATTCGCCTTCCACGCTTTCTCCCTGCGAATGGTTGGATCAAGATCGCGCAATGCCCTGTATTCATCCCGATAGGCTTCCGTCTCCGCTTTCAGCTTTTCTAGGTTCTCGTTATACGGCAACGGGGCTTTCTCCTGTTTCGGCGGAAAGATTTGCTGGCGGGCATCTGAGAGCTTCTGACGGGAGTTCAGCCACTCACGTTCAGCAACCCGCATAGCACGCGCAAGCCGCTGCTCATCCGTCAGCCCTTCCTTGAATATCAAGTCGCGCTCCGCTTTCAGTTGTGCGTAGTCCGATTTCATCTTCTCAAGCTCTGGGTCGGTGCGGGCTGGTGTTTTCTGCTCGATAATCTTCTGCTTGGTTTTGATTTCCTGCGCCAAGTCGAGAATCCTGTTGCGATAGTAGGTCTTGCGGACATCCAGCGAGTCCTTCATCTGCTGCGCTGGATCATCTGCGGTCAGATTCAATCTGCGCATTTCTTCGCGCCTTCTGATTACAGCCTGCCGAACCACATCCGGCGAAAGCACACGCGCCTTACCCGTGCGGGATGGAAGCCTGCCCTTTTGCAGAATGTCGTAAAGCTGAGACTCCACCAACGCCTGCTGCTTCATGTGCGCCTTCGTCACCTTGATCTCGTCCGTGGTTGCTGCCTTGTAATCCCCGTAGTTGGAGAACAGCCGCTTGATGTCGTGATCCACCGCTTCGGGGAAATACTTCTGAATCTCCTGCGTGGTTCTGCGGATCAAAGTGTCATAATCGCGCTCTCCTTCCTCGATGAATGTTTCAGCAATCTTGCGGACAGCTTTCTTGAGATCGCCAAGTTCGCCGCCTTCTGCTTTCGCGGCCTCAACACCAGCGAGGACTGCTTCGCGCTTCTTCGGGGCTTCCTCTGCAAGCTGCTCGGCTGTCTTGGATTTACGGACAAGGGTTTTCTCGATTTGCTTCTTGCCGTTCTCAATCTCTGCATCAGATACCGTTTTCTTTTTGTTCTTGGCCTTTGTGTTCTCTGCGATTTTCTCCGCAAGCGCAGCTGGCCCATCGCTCCACGCCTGATCCAGCCGCTCATTGGCTTCTTTCGCTGAGAACCTGCCATACACATCAGGGTGACTCTTGATCATCGCCTGTTTCCAGATTTCCTTTGAAGCACCGGAAGCTATCGCAACTGCCGCATCTGTTGCCTCAAGCCTTGCGAGACGTTGCCAAGCGGTTTCCGCCTGTTGCAGCTTGTTTGACGGCATTGCTTCCAGATCAAGTTCAACAGCGAGCGAGTCTATTTCGTTGAACCTTTTCTTGCTCGCTGCCGACCACTCTCTGAAAGTCGCCTGCGCCTCATTTCTCATTGCGCTAAAAATCCCCGACAACGCCTTCTTGTTGCCGCTCTTGAAAATGCTGCCCAATGCCCCGCCCAACGTCATCTCGGTTTTCATCATGTCGAACGCATCCCTTGCGCCAGCATCAACCAGCCTCTCGACTATCTGACCACGATGTTCCTCCAACTGCCGGTTCAGCCCGTCAAGTTGTCCCGTCAGCCGGATTGAGTCCTTGATCTCGTCCTCTGTAAGCGGGCGACCAAGATTCTCCATCATCTGCGCCTGCACAGAGGAAGAACTGAAACTGTAATCAGCCATCACGCGACGGAAGCGTAAAGCCCTTCCCGCTTCGCTACCAATGGCGGCATTGGCCTTGGCAAACTCAAACAATCTGCGCTGCAAGTCCTCTCGCTTTCCGCTCAATATCTCATTCCTTTCACGCATTGCAGCGGTAAGCGGAGTTCCCTCTTTCACAGACATAGCCTCCACCCATTCGGCATTAACAGGCTCTATCTCAACTTGTAGTTGAATGTGCTTGTAGAGAAGCAACGCCTGTTGATGGGTAGATAGAACGAGAGAACCGGGTTCTTTCGGACTATTGATCCGCGTAACAAGCTCATCGGCAGCCCTTGGGTTCAAGGCGAGTTCCGCTTTCGCTCGACTCCAAATTTCTGCATCGCTAACCTTCGGCCCAAGCTCAACGTCCGGCGCACCAATAGCCGCTAGTGCTTTCATCACGGCATTATTGGTTGCGCTGGTAGCCCTGCCGTCGCCCTCTCCGGGCATGGAGAGAACCCTTTCAATATAGACGTATTCGCCTTCCTCTACGCGCTGCGTCCCGAACTTGCCCTGCCCGTCAAAATCTTTTCCGCTTTTGAGGACGAAATCGCCATTAGCATTAACCGTAACTTCCATCGGCTCACCGTCCACGACAACCTTTGCGCCGATCATGTCGGTTGATATGCGGGCTGGTATCAGACCGGGAATATCTTGAATCGCATTTTCTCGCACAAACTTTCTAAACTTAACGGCAGTATCATATTCGGCTTTCGCCTGTGATGCCTGCGCCTTCATCCTTAAATGCGAATCGCTTTCGCGTTTAATCGCATCCCATAATTCCTCGGCAGTTCCGAGCGAACCCTTTGGTAGTCGGTCTTTCAATGCCGATGCTACTAAATCAGCAGAATCAGCCCCCTCGCCGCCGTATAGCTTGGAAAGATGAGCCGCCGCAATTCCCGCCGGAGCTTTGTCTTTGGAGCTAATGCCGCCCATGCTCTGTATGGCTTCTGAGATTGTTCCCTCTGTCGGAAAAGCATCATCAGATGAAGCCCTGCGCTTCCCCTTTGTGTCCCTGCCTAGATTCCAAGCCTCGTTTGCAGCGTGTTCTATTTGACCGGAAGTAAGTTTCTTCGCTGCACCGGATTCATTGATCTCGCGCATGATCAATTTCTTCCATTCGGCCTTAGCCGCATCGGGAGATTTCTCAATCAAATCAGCGTTGTCGGCTTCAAAGTTTCGCAGTCGAATGGCTACATAACCGCGAATGTTGTCGCGCTGCCCTTTGATAGATTCAGACTTAGGAATTGATGGGAGTTCCTGCGCCGATACCTCGGCATCGTAAGCAGCGTTCAGCTTGTCCTTGTAATCGCTGTATTCAGCATCCGACATCCCCTTCTTTTTCTTCAACTCACTCAGAACCCACTTATCTCTGGATGTCTTTATGTCGCCGCCCTTTTCCGCCTGCGCCTTAACAACGTCCTTCTTCATGCTGTCCACAATTTCGGCGTTTAATCCGCTTGAGTCGCTTTCCTGCTGCGCCCGCAGCTCGGCTGGCGTAAGTGGCGATTCTTGACGCAGTATATTTGTGGATTCCTGATTGAACCGCTCAGATAGCGGAATCACTTTACCGTTCTTTTCAACAATAGTCTCGGCAGATTTTATCCGCGATGGCTCAAGAGAGATATACGAGTCTCCGTGACCTTCGTGGATGTTCTCATAGACAAATCCATCATAACCTTTTTTTCGCATTTCTGTGCGAAGTCTTTGTAGAATGTCTTGTTGGCTACCAATGTAATTTCCGGCTTTCAGCTTACCCGCATCTACGGCTTGAATCCATAGGGAGCGAAGGCTGTTGTAATTCCCGTCATTTATACGGATTGGATTATCTATGCGAACAGCAAGTCGCATTGTTTTTCCTTTGTTTCCACGTAAATTATCAAGTTGCCTCTCTGTTGTTGCTAGGTGCGTCCCGCCCTCCCCTATTGACGGATCAAACTCATCAAACTTTCCTTCGGTTTTATGAAACAAGATTTTTAGACCTTCATTATTCGCCGCCTCATCCACCATGCGTTGCGCCGTCTCCGTGTCGCCAGCTTCCGCCGCTTTCGCGTAGGCGGCATCATTTTCATCCCTCTTGGCCTTTTCCTCTGGCGTAAGTGGCGACTCCTGCCTAAGCACATCCCCTTTATCGAGCAACTGCCGCTCCACGGAATCCCTCATCCCCTGCTCGATTTCCGTCAATGGCTCCCCACGCGCCAGCTTCTCGTTGGCGGATTTAAGGATAGCCAGATGATCCGGCTTCATCGCTGTCTCGATTTCCCGTTGATGCTCTGAGATGTCGGATTTTTCGGGTGCTGGCTTTTTCGACTCAACGGGTGCTGGCTTCTCTCCTTCGCCCTTTAGTCGCTCTGAGCGGGTGAGCAATCTATCGAACACCTTCTTCATCTCAGGCGAGATTTTGATGTCAATCGCGCTGCCGGAGATACCCTTGTAAATCTTCAACAGCCAGTTCTTGAACTTCCCAAACACCGCCGCAAGTTCCGGGGATGGGGCTTCTCCTGTTGCAAGGTATCTTTCGCCTCCACGGGCAAACTTTTCCTCGGCTGCTACGCTCCATTTTCCGTCTTTAACACCAGCCCATTTCTCGGCTATGGCTACATCTTCATCCGTGATTCCCTCGCGGTTTTCTGCTGGTATGTTTCTGTCGAAAAGCTGCCTCCTAGCTGCGTGAAAAATCTCATGCGCCCCGCTTGATACATTAGAACTTTTGAATCCCTCAATGACTGCTTTCCCGTTTTCAAAATAAATCTGAGCATCAATTTTGTTGTCTCCACCTTTTTGATAAAGCATTACCCCGCTTCTAGTGGAATCGAATGTAAGCCTCGACTCATCCAGCCCCATAGCCTGCACTATGATATGCAAAGATTCGGCTTTCTCTGCTGTCAGGTTGAGCGTTTTCTGCAACGCCTCTTTGCTGTAAGGCTGCGCGGTAGCGGGAACAGGCTGACCCACGGATGAAGGTTTTGCGGGTGCGGGTTGAGTGTTTAGTCGTTCTACCGCTTTTGCTACCTCTGCTTTGTTTAACCCAACCTGATCCATCCCTTTAACGGTGATGACTACATTTGGATTTTTGGCGCGTTGTTGGGCTATGTGTTGCGCTGCTTCCGCCTCGGTTGCGAATGTCGTGGAGCCACCGCTACTACCTGTTGCAGTTACGGTTTTTGTCGTTACTTCGATTGCCGAGAGTCTTTGGCTTGCTCCTGCTTCATGGAGTGGCGATGTGGGCGCGGTTGGTTCTGCTGTTGGTGCGGCTGGCGCAGGGGGAGCGGCAGCGGCGGCTGGCTTGTTCGTTCCATCAATAGGCTCAAGGTTAATGTCTCCGTAATTGCTATACCTCCGCCCCGGCTCGATGTTTATATCAATCGGCTCCTGCTTCATCCCTGCCTGACTCTCAGGCGCAGTCTCCGTCTCTGCGCCGTAATCGTGGTCTGTGAGTTTCTGCCCAAATGCAGCAGCTTTTTCTGCAAGCGTTGTGTTGGGATCGTTCAATAGCTCATACGCCCGCCTCTCCTTGTCCGTGGCATCTGCCCGATCCTTATCACGAACCTGCTCCCCCTTCTCGTTGGTGATAACAGGGCCGAGAACCTTGTCGCGCAGCAACGCCTTGTGTTTCTCCATGTCGGCAGAAAACTCTTTGGCAGTTGTTTCCTCGACAGGCATAATTCCGGCAGCACGGGCAACATCTTCGATATGCTTTCTCTCAAACTGATCAGACGCGATAAACGCCAGCCGTTTCTTCTCTGCTTCCTCTGCGGGAGTGAGCTTGTCCTTCTGATTCAGTTCATCGAACCTGCGCTTCCCCTCTTTCACGATGTCCGAATAAGTCGCAAGATGAACGGATTCCCCATTCACATTCACTTTATCCAGCCCGCTCAGAAACATCGCATCGCGGGTTGTCGTCATCTGCTTTTTCTGCTGAACGAACTTGACGCTGTTTGAGTAGTCGGCAACGGCGTGATGCCCCGCAAACGCAAGGTCTGCCCCGAACTCTCCCGCTGTCGGCATCCATTCACCCCCATTAACGGCACGCAGGCTTGCGCTCATTGCGCTGTTCGCCGCCATCTGTGTTGCAAGCGACCCCGCTCCACGCGCAACCGGATTCGCCATTGGAGCAATCCATTTTGACATCAGCCCACCAAGGGCTTTTCCTCCAACCATGAACGCAGCCAAGTCGAGTGCAGTATGTCCGCCGATTGCCGCTGCCTCGTTTTCGGATGCACCTTGCATCTTGGCAGTCTTGTAGCTTTCAGCCATAGCGCGAACGCTCATCTGAGTAATGCTGGCAATCTTACCCAGCTTACTAGGGCCAATAATCAGCGCAGACGCGCCACCAACGCCCCTTGCGAAGTCAGCAAGCGCAGTAGGATTAACATTGGCATACGTTCCCTGCATCATGGCTTGACCAAGCATCCACTCATGCAGGTTGTCTTGGCTTACATCGTGACCAAGTGCTTTTGAAGCGACATCGTAGATGCCGAGAATCTGCTTGTTGAGGGATGAAGTGAATGAAAGCACACCCGACAACGCAGAGTTCGCGCCTAGCTTCTCATGCTCCACATCAATCTCGCGCTGCTTGCTCATCCATTCCGCGCTTCCGGGGACTTGTTCTTCCTGACTCTTGTAAAGTGATTCCAGATTCCGTGTTTTCTGCGCATCAGCAGCGACCAGCGCACCGCGCTTGAGATTAAGTGACTTCTTCAAGTCATCGGATATTCCCGGCTCTTTCAACTGCTGCTCAATCGCGTATATCTCGCTTTCGTTGTCCTTTATTGCGGAAACATTATCTGACTGTTGAAGCCGTGCTGCCGCCAACTCCTTCTCATCGGCAATCGCCTCTGCCGCTAAGTCCCTTGGCTGCAATCCATACTTCAACTCATAGTTACTATCCAGCCCGCGCTTAATGGATGCTTGCTCCTGCGCGTTTTTGAAAATGTCGCCCCCTGACTTGTCTTGCTGTGTGATGCGCCGATCCAATTCCTCGCCAGCCGGAGCGGGGTAGTCCGCAACGCCAATCTCTTGCATACGAAGATAAAGTGATTCCCGCGCTTTCTTAACATCGAGAAGCGCGGCTTGGCGCATCTTGTCATTTCTAAGAACGCTACCTTGTGGCACGAATCTGGCAGGCATCCCTATTCCGCTCATGTTGTATGCAGGGGCATCCTCGTATCCCTGCATCGCCGTATCCGCCATGTTCGCTGGCTGCTTTAATGAATCGCTCAACGACTGCGCGTAATCGCCAGCCGATGTATCAGCCATTGGATCGGGCTTCGGTTCCGCTGGTATCGGGGTGCTTCCGCTGAGTGAGCCGGAGAGAATAGTTTCATCCTTCGGTTCGGCCTTTGGCGCGGAAGATGTATCCGAGAACGCCTTCTCGTAGTCCTCTAATGGAGGTAAATCAACGGATTCTGAATTATCGGAAAACGCCTTTTCGTAATCTTCGATAGGCGGAAGTTCAGTGATTTGCGATCCCATTTAGGTATGCTATGGGATGTAGCCTTGTTTTCTAGCCATTTCTGCGGCTTTCTTTATATCCCCATTTGCCGACTTTAAAAGTCGATCCTTCACTTCGGAAGTTAACTTTTTTGGTGCGCTTGAGGACGATGACGAATTGAATGATTTCACCAACGCATCATGCTTGGCCGATGCCGACCTATAAGCATCATTGGCATTATTCATCTTCGCTAGTGCAGCCGCTACGTCCTTGTCTTTATCTTCCCTTGCAATTGCGGCATCATACTCGCCCTTGAAGTTTGAGTATGCGGCTTCGGATTTATCCCTAGATGATACGGCTGACCTGAGTGAAGATTGTTGTAGCTCACTCAACGTTCCTTCTGCCATAGGTTTTGATTGAGGGATGGTTCCGACCTTTCGGATTGTTCCATCATTGCCTTTTTGTAAGATTGTGTTTCCGAGTCTAGCGTTCCCGTTTTTATCGAACTCCGGCAATGCTGAATGATCTGCTGGAGGTGTTTTCCAATGCCACTTGCCGCTTGCTGATTGAGTCACAGTAAGCACGGTTCCATCGTCGGTTTCGTATAACCCTTTACCAATGGGCTTCCCGCCGAAATCAGAAATTGCTTCGTCTCTCGACTTATAGCCAAATCCAGAACCAGTTGCGGTCTTTGCAATTCTTGATAATTGCCCATTTGTCAGAGATAGCGCCGTCGCTTCTATTTGCGCTAGCATCTTCGGGTCAACATTTCCTTCCTTATCCCGAAAAGCCTGAGCCGCTATACTCCTGTTATTATTGTGTAATGTTCGTAAATCGGGCGATGTGTCTGATGAATTAGAAGCCGCTGCGCTACCGGAAAAGTTCGCTGGCGGCGGCGGTGCTTCGTATCCCGGTTCTTCTTTTTCGGGAATGGCATCTCCTAACTTTGCATCTAGCACGACACCCGGTTGACCCGTAGTATTGTTTATAGCTGCGCTACCGGAAAATCCAGCTTGCGGCATAGCCGAAAACTCGTTGAATTGACCTTCTCCCGTGTTAAACGGAACCCTAACAGCATCCTGCTTACCTTTCATCCCCGCAACCGCCACAGCCCTGCGATACGCCATATCGTCATGTCGCGTAGCCCTTTCGTCCGCACGATCTGCCGCCTGCATCGCATACTGTTGATGCTGCCACTGTAAATGTTGCTGGTTGCCCATGCTGACTAAAGCCTGACCTCGCGGGTCTTGCATGGCGAACGGATGCGCTGCACCCAACTGCATCAACTGCTGCTGGTAATCGGGTGACTCCGGTGAAATCTGCGAAAGGTTCTGACCGAGACTCTGTAACTCCTTCATAGTTGTCACCTGTTTCAGTCCGTTCTCGATCATGCCGCCAGCCTGTGCAAGTTGGCTGACAAGACGATCCCCGTAGCGTTCGCCCATCGCGGCAATCGCCATCGGGTTTCCTTCTGATATTCCTAGTGGCATATTATGAGGTTATCTGTTCCCTAGTATTTATGTCGTATTGTCTTAAATCAGGACTGGAATACCGATTGTTGTAATTGTCCTGCATCTTTTGCGCCTGCTGCATCTGTGCATACTGCCCCATCATGCCCGCAACGGTATTGCTTGCGCCTTGCACCATCTGACCCTGTTGCAATGCCGATTGTTGCTGGTTGGCAATCATGCCCATGCCCATTGCGTTCTCATACCCCGCATTCAGTTGATTCGTCTGATTGATTGCGTTCGCGTTGAACTGCATCCCGTTCATTGCTAGAGCAGGATTAAGGAACTGGCTGCTTGGATCAAAGAGTCCCGGCATCATTGCTGCCCCTGCTTGATTTGCAGATTGAGCGAATTGCGTTCCCCATTTGCTCAGGTCGAGCGATGAAAGTCCAAGGTTGCGCAGATTCAATGAACCCAATGCCGTGCCGCCGCCACCTGCGCCTTGGCTCATGCCGAATCCGCCTTGGATGCCGCGCTGTGCTGCTGCCCTGCCAATGCTGCCGACTACATCGCTTGGCAGTTCACCGCGAGCAAACGATGCAGCGTTGCGCCCGACGAGTTCTTGATTTTGCCGAAAGTAAGGCTGGAACTTCTCGTATCCCCTCAACGCTTGATTCTGTTGGAACGCATTGACGCCACTGGCGAGCTGCTTGGTTCTTCCCCAATTCTGCAAATTGGATTGCGTAGCAAACTTTCCGGCGTTTTGCCAATCCGCTAATTCGGGATCGTCTAGCTGGCCTTTTTTAGCGAGTGCCGCCATGCCCGATTGCGCTTCTTTGGATGCTTTAGATGATTCGTTAGCGGCATAGGCTGCGCCTCCTGCTGCGATAACGGCCCCGGCAATAATTGCGCCCATATTACGTTTCCTCCTTCACGTCTGGTTTTACGACTTGATAAAAGAGAACCGACCAAGGCTCGATACGCGCTTGCACGAATAAAGAAGGAGCGACGATTGCGGGCATCCCAAGTGAAAGAGCAACCGCCGCTGTGTAACACGCTGGATTCGGGAACAGGTTCTTCCCCGAAAGCAGTAAGTTCTCTTGAATCTTTTCAATCCGATCAACGAGATGCGGTGCTTGCTCTTTCAGCAATTCATGCACCTTGGCAAATGCGGCATCTGGCTCACCCTTGATGAAGCTGTTTCCAAAACCTGCAACCCTGTCGCCGTTGGTTCGCTCACCCGTCAAGACCTTGTAAGCCTCAACAATCGGCCCGTGAACCTCGCCAAGCGTTGCGAGTGCAGCGATGTAGCTATTGACCACATCACGACTACCAAAAGCCGCCTGTTGAAGTGCCATCGTGGAGCAGTTTTCACGAAACACGCATTGCGCGTGAGCATGATAAAGCGCACCGAGCAGGCGCATTTCGGGTTCAGTGAGTGATTTGTTATTTTCCCAATACTTGTGCATGAATGATTTCCTTTCGTTGTTCGATATGCAGCGAGTGCATCTTGACTAAATGTTGATCCGGCAAATGTTCTTCGGGGCAGACCCAATTCCACAACTTCCGCATCCCCTTCATCGTAGCGAGTTCTGCGAAGTCTATGACCTTTGGCTCCACGAATTGCATAAACTCCCGCGCCTTCTGATTCAGCCCTTCATATCCTTCCTCCATCATCTCCACTGGAACTCCCGCAACCTTTGCCAACGACTTTAATGACTGTGCCGGAGAGCGGCGAATGTAGATGTAATTGGCATTGGGCATCCGATGAACCAACTCCTGCCACACCATCAGCGACCCTGGACACGCTGCCCCGCTATACTTGTAGGGCTGACCGAGAATAGATTGAACCGCAATATCCGTGCGCCTGTCCTTGCGAAGAATCTCATGCTGACAAAACACGTTGCCGATTGTCAGGAAACAGGAAGTCCACGCTGTCATCGAGCGAGGCATGGCTAGAATGATGAAAGGCTTTTTCATGACCAGCGTTTGTAATTTCCGGCCAGAGACGGGTTGTTGAAGTTACTGCGAACCTTGACCTGCTTTTCGTTGCTTGCGCTGTCGGCATCCCGCATCTGCGATTTTAAAGATTCCAGCGCAAGGTTCATGTGCTTTATGTTCGTCTCGTCGTCCCGCCTGCGCCATGCCGCAATCGCTGAACACGCCCACCCGATTGCCACTGGATGATTGAACGGAAGAATCTGATCCACGGAATCAATTTTCACGAATCTTGTTTTGCCGAGGATGCGAACAAGGTTGCAGCCCCACCACATTTGCGGAAGCTGCTTTCTGCGGAATAACCCTTCCTCTGTGTCCGGTAGATACGAACAGAAGTTGAACCGTTGCCCGTTGTCGTAGTGCAGTTGAAGCAAAACCGATCCAGTAGTTTTTGGCTTCTTGAAAAAGGTTACGTCGAATGCAACGGAATCCATCACCACGGGCAGCGCATCCTTGAGCAACGTCAACGTCTGCCGCACAGGAACCCCGTGTTCGTTCGTGATTTCAATTATAACTTCCTTCCCTGCATCAGCATCTTCCGTCGCTACCAGCGCAATCCTGATGCCCTGTGTCTTGGGTAGATATTTCGGGATGTAGAAGTCTCCGAGATCGCGGCACTCGTATGGGGCGCACCCGCCGTAGCTGCCGCCAGTCGCAACCTTGCCGATGAAGAACTCGCTGCGCTGGCGCAATGGCAATCCGTTGATGCCGATTTGACGGGCTTCACGGCAATCCTGCGGCAGCGAAAAGCAACCGCTATCCACTGGAACATACCACTCGAAAAGTGTTCCCTCTGAATCTATGCGCGTATGCAGTTCAAAGCAGGCTTTGTTCAGAAACGATAGAACGACCTCAATCCCCTCTGGTGTCGTCGGGCATACGCCGCTGTCGAGCACCATTGGCGCGATGTCCTCTATGATGTCACGGACTATGGTGCGTTGAGTTTTCACGTAAGAGAGCGGACGATGTATGCGAAACTTGTGTTTGCGGGGGTGTTGTCAAAACGTAGCGTGCATGAACCAACTTGTTGCGTCCCTGTAATAACGTGCCAGTTGTAATATGTGCCAATCGGAGTATCGGGCGCGTAGTAGCACCCCAGAACAATGTATTTCGTATCCGGCATTGGGGGCGACAGTGGGATTGTAAAAATGGAATCCCCTGGTTGAATGGCAATCGGGGTAGCCCCGCTGCTTCGTGTGTCGGGTAACGAATTTTCAACCGAAACGGCGGTTGAGAGCGCAATATTGGCTACTGTAAGTGCTTGGTCTGCGGTATTGTTTTGCGAACCTGTGTCGAGTTCGCTAGTGACGGAATTGACGTTAAAGAATTGCGCCATCACCCTTCCGAGTTGATTCAAGTCGCCGGGGATACAAGCAAGGTCAGGGGGCGCATCTGTCCATCCTAGAGAAGCGACGATCTGAGTGTTTGTTGCCATATATTTCTTATACGTTGATTTTTAATAAATGTCTAGCTTCCGTATGGAAAGGTTTCCGGCCATGTAGTTGTATTGAAAATACTACAACCAATTTGCAGTTGTATTCTCGCGCTACCAACCCCTGCATCCGTGTAAATGTTGGTTGCCGTATCATAGGTTCCATCGGGATAAATAGGCTCCTGCGTGATAACCAGTGTCCCTGTAATGTCCACGTTACCAGAGACAATCACCGCATCGGTCAGCACGTTAATTAGGCGTATCGGTTGCAGCGCGTATGCTAGATATTCGCCAGCCACAAAGAACCCGCTGTAATCCACAACATCACCTGAGACAACGTAGGCGTCGGACAATACTGCGGTGTCGCATTGCGGGCATTGCAACCCTGCGGCTGCGCTTTGTTGCGCTGCTGCTTGCGCTTTGTTGATTGCATCTATTTGACTGATTGCTGATGTTGCTTGACCATCCGAAATTGAACATATTGAGGGAAAATTATTGCAACAGATACGCGCCGTCCTAGTGGCAATCCATCCGTAAATAGGGTTGCCGTTTGCATCCGTGCCGATGAGAACCTTTCCGGCAGGTGGTTCTTCTGGCGGATACGGTATCTCGTTGTTCACGCCAATAGGAGCAATCGAGTAAGAGTAATCGTTGATGTTCGGGCAGCAGTCAATCGGGGCGCAGTTGTTGCCCATGCACTCCGCAATCTGTCCATCAGGACGAATCTCAAAACGGATGTTCATTCGATCCACTGTAAAGCTGCCGATTGCGTTCACTTTCACCTGACAATGATGAAAGTTGTTTGCTGGTTGGATTGATCCCGGCACACATTTGTTGGAAGGAACCTGTTGCAGATACTTCCGCGCCCATTGCGGTGCAGCCGTCATCGGACGTTCTGGATTTTCCTCGCAGGTTTCTCTTGTCGGGCAATCGCATCCCGGACTTCCCTGATCCACAAAAACCCAACATGGCGAACCATCAGGGCGATATTCTACGGTAAAGTTTGACGCATTGCGAATGGCAGACATCTCAATCACGCCACCGTTGATAATCTTTGGCGCAAATGCGTTGGTGACTCCTTCAACATTCCCAAATATGGAAGTTGTGTAATTGCCTTCAATCTTCTTCGGTTGCCCTTCAAAGAAATCATCTCCATCAGCAAGCGTGAACTCGTAAAGGCGATTCTTGCCGTCTCTGTCATATGAAAACGCGAAACAGCGATTGGCGTTGCCGATGTAGCCTTGCGAAAACGCCCAAGGTCTTACCCCGCTCCACATCCCATGCCACACGGGAGAACCGTCTCGTCCAGCCGTGGACATTGCATCAGCATCAAACACTACCATGCCGCGACAGTATCGGTGCTTCCCGAATGCAGGGTTGTTGGGTGAAGCAATTAGCGGCGACGTTCCGCACAGCACCATGTTCTGCCAACTCACCATCGGCGCAAACTCTAAATAATCTTTCCGATCCGGCTTGAGCCAATAATTCACTTCACGAGAAACGGGCGTCTGATTCCATCGTTGCGAATACTCGATACGCGAATTGCGATAGCTCGCAATGCCAGCCTGCGAGCGGTAGAACATATCCCCGTTCAATCCTGCAAAGCCATGAGACGAGACAAGGCCGGAGCCGATAAGCGCAACACGTTGAACAGAAGTATTGATCCATTGATCCCGTGGTTGCGATAAATCGAGTGACGTAAATCCGTTGGTGCAACCGATAACCAATTCATTCTGCCCTGTCCCTGTATCAAGGAACGGCATCGGGTATATCCCCATGATGTCGCCTACAAAAACAGGAGTGCCGAAGCTGCCGCCTTCCGCCCAATACGTTTGCTCGGTGAAGCTGAGAATGTCGTCGGGACGGGTAAGAGTTGCTCCGTATGCAATATCGCCAACGTAGATGCTGTTCTTGCCGTCTGAACTGGCAACCACAAACCTGCCGTGGATAAAAGCCATGACGCTGCCAATTGGCATCTCGTTTTTTGCCAAATCTGATCTGCGCGGAGGATTCACACCATCCCAAAACAAGGGAGTATGGATGCCGTCTTGAATGACAAGCCATTGAAACCCCTGCGCGAACCATGTGTGCATGAACTGGCGCGAGTTGCCGTCATACAGCTTGGTTACGACGCCCTTTCTGCCATTCACTTCCACCGTGTAAATCCTGCCGCCAACACTCGCAATCAACTTGCTTGTCAGGTAAGACGGATAACCGTTGTAGAATGTTGCGCCCTGCCCATTCGCGCCTTGAAACCAAACCCGCTCATCGTCGTTCTCAAACTCTAGCTCAATGTTTTGGATGGACGGACGGGCGCGGTTGTAGTCCTCGCGGAAGAAGCGATTGACGGCTTGATGCGCGTAGTTGGCGGGAACCGAGTCCGGCGATCCGCCGAATACTCCCTTTAGCTGCTGATGCCCGTCATAATGGTATGTTGCGGGCATCGGTTCACGCTCCGAGGCGGGTTACATTGCAGCGAACTTCATAGCATTTTGTATTTGCCGTTGCGCCAGAACCAAGAACAAGCTGTATGGTTTGCCCTTGGATGTATCTTCGCATATCTTGACCCGCGAGATGCGCTAGATTCTCCTGATTGTTCTGATTTAACCAGTTATTACTATTGCCGCTATTCACAATGATGCCATTAACCTTTAATGAGATCGCCTGACTTCCGCTTCCACCCTGATTCGTATTTTCCCTCGTCATTCCAAAGAAATCCACCACATAGGTTCCGGGAGTTACGCAAGATAGAGTATATTGGTCTAATACAGCAAAAAGTCCACCTGCGCCGGGAACCCCATTCGGCCATGTGGAGTCGAATAGAATATTTCCAATTACAAGAGGATTGCCGGGAGATGAATTAGCGTTTGGATAACTGTTTTGCGGGTTAGGGGAAACCGTGTTTTCAAAGAATGCCGCGCATTGGCTTCCTGTATCTGCAATCGTGCCTTTGATGATCTCGTTGGAGGTATTCAGCCCAAGCACGTTTGTTAGCGTTCCAGTGGCAAGCCCCGTTGCCGTTGCTGTCCCTGTAATCTGTAAGTCCGCAATCTGCGCATTCGTGACAACCGTAAGGTCATTCACTACCAGCGGATCGGGAACCGTAGCAGTAGGAAGCGTTTCAAACGTAATCTGCCCCGCCGCATTGGTGCGCGGGTAAAGATTTGCAACCGCTGGCCCCGTCAACGTCCGCATGATGTCGTCGCTGCCCTGCACAATGAACTGCCCGAAAGTCTGACTCTGGACGGCTGTAATGTTGGAAAGCGGAATCACTGGCTCCGTGGTGAAATCAATCAGCCACCCGCCGCTGCCCGTGGCGCGAGCTACGAGATAACCGCCGTCTCCGGGAAGTAGTCTACGTTGACAAAAGCTGCTGTCGAGTCCGAGAACGTGACGCAGGGTTGTAGCGGAACCGGGATCGGTGCAAGTGCCCTGATATACCGTGTTGGCGGGCTGACAGGGTGAGCAGGAGCAAGGAGAGTTAGAGCAGGAGCAGGACATAGGTTACGTGGCTAGAAGTTTGACCGCTTTAATATCTTCAACGATTGTGCCGACAATCTGCGCAAGCTGTTGCAACGTGACGGTTGCGGTGTCGCAGGTTCGCAGGGTTGCAGGAGTGCCGAATGTCGTGTAGCCCGTTTGCGTGTTGGCGGAACTAACGAAGGTATTGATGAGCGAAGCCGCAAGATACTCGCCAGCCCCGCTTGTGATCAATACGCAATTCGCTGGAATAGGCGCACCCTCAATCCTAAGTTGAGTGTCTTGGGAAATGTCTAGAAGTGTATTTCCGTTAAAAATAACACCCGAAAGAGCCGAAACATTTAGATAGCTTGTATCGGCTCCATTCCCAAGCGTAATTCCAGCTTCGGAGTATAGTTGTAAATTATTGCCATTTCCATCAAGCGTAAATGCTCCGGGATTTGTCGCTCCCTGAGTAATGACTAATTTCCATTCACCTGCCGCTGTGCCATAAGCTGCATACGCTTGAGTCGTGTCAGACTGATACCCGAACTGCCCCTTAAACGCCGGAACCGCTGCTCCACGCGCTACCGCATCAGCAAACACCACTGTTGCCAGTTGCGTTGCATTGACGTAAGCCAGATTCGCAGGAGTAATTGCTAGGCTTGTTGATGCTCCCGTTAATGCCTCTGCATTTGTGGCAATCTCTATTAGTCCAGAAAAGGTAGTTGTCGCACCGATTGCGGCAAGATTGCTTGGCGTAAGAATCTTGTTGTTAAGAGCTTTGCCGATTGCCTCTGCATCCGTTGCTGTTTCAAGCACTCCGCGCTGTGTTGTCGTGGCATCAGGAAGGTCGTCAATAATCTGCTGAATGTTGAACGTGAGCAGGATTGAGTTGTTGCCCGCATCCAAGGTGACGATCAAGGAGTTGTTGCCGCTGGTAATTCCGCGAAAGTCGAACTCGTTGCCGTTCTGCGAATCATAAACGCCGATGCCTGTCAGGTTGATGTTTGCGCAGGTGTAGGCGACTACGGGGTTGTCCGGTAGCTCTACGATGTAGTTGCACCCGCAAGGTTGAGAAGAACCGCATGAATTACAGGACATAAGCGTGTTTTAATTGGTTTTCAGAATAAAGCAATCACGGAATATCAATGGACATAAGGTTTATACGAGACGGATAAAAGCCTTGG